TACTGTCGTTACATTCAATACCACATCGGTGATTTGTGAGTTTGCAGGAATTGTTGCTATCACTTGGTTTAAGTGAGAAGCACCAATAATATCAACAATTGCTGATTGTGCCATTACAACAAAACCTACGTTCTTGACATCTGAGCCAAGAGTAGTTCCTGTTGTGTCTTTAATTGTTCCGGCCTTTACTGGTCCAGAAAATGTAGTTGTTCCCATGTCTATCTCCTTTTGTTAATAGTCCCCGAAGGGTCATAGGGTTAATAAAGTTTTAAAGTACCATAAAAAAAGGGGGCCTTAAAGCCCCCTTTTGATTCTTATGTATTTAATGCTTATGCAGCACCTGGTGAACCGAATACACATCTAGGATCTGAGAATCCAAATGAATATCTCTCTCTAGCTTTGTATCTTACATTTCCTGTGTCGAAATCACCTTCCATTGAAGTTCTAATTGGACTTCTTTGGAATAATTTGAATCCGTTAGGAATGTCGGTTTTTAGGAAGAATGCATCTGGGTCAGTTAAGTAGTTGTTTACTGTGTATCCCTCAGGAATCATACCCATGTTTCTTGATGCATTTATATCGTTGTCAGCAGTACCAACTCTGAAAGCAGACTCGGTTAATCTGTCAGCAACGAATTGTAGCTCAGAAGGAACAATAAGTTTTCTTCCTTGAGTAGAGATTAATAAACCTCTCTCGTCTACAAATGCAGCAATATCAATTAAAGATTGCTCTAATGATGCTTCATTAAGATCAGCAGCCACAGCAAGTTCATTTCTCAATGTACCTGCTACAAGCGGGTGTGCGTCAGAAAGAAGAGCAACACCGTCACCACCAGGGAAGTTGTTGTCAAAACCATTATTTAAAATGTTTGCAGCTTTCACCTGTTTTGTGTTTGCCATGGAACGTGCAAGTGCTCTTGTATATCTTGCTGAGATTCTGTCATAAAGATTATCTTCAACAGCTTCTTCAGTGATTGCAAAACCAAGTGCAATTGTTTCATGTGTGTAACGTGCTGTGAAAGTTTCTGTCGCATTGTCATAAACAATTGATCCACCTTCACTCTTCGTTCTTGCATTACCAAATCCTGATAACATTACTTCTTCTTCGAATGCACGATCGGAAGTTTCTGTTTCAAAGATTTCTGCGTGTTGAGCGTCATAGCGCCCGTACTCCAAGCCGAACAGGGCGTTCAAACCTGGCTCTAACTCTTTAACGAGTTGACTTCTAGATATAGCCATAGTTTAACCTCCTATATACCTGTAGTATCTCTATACTGGTGCTTATTAATTCTAACAAGAATGTTAGCGTTAGCTTCAGTATAGTCGCTGTTGTCCACATCTGTTGAAAGTGCGTACACAGCGAAGTTTGATGCACTGCTAGTTGCAAACGTGCTTCCATCAAGAACAACGGCAGAAATACCTGATGTGGTATCTCCTGCGCTATATGTTGCGATGTTAGCTGTTGAACCAACTTGTGCTTGTCCAGCATTTGCGTCATCTACTTTGACTTCAAATACCACATCTGGATCTGTGATTACGTTAGCAACGATATCACTTGCTACAATGGCGCCTGGATAATGATTTGAAAAAGTTGGTTTAGACGTTGTAGGGTCTGTATAAAAGCAACCGTTAAAAATACCAATTAGTTCAGCACCAGCAGTAGATCCACGAGAAATCGACCCATTTGCATTTAATACAACTGGATCACCTTGAAAGATTGAATTTGTCTCGTTACTTGCTATTGACAGCTCTTGTTGGCCTTGACCATTATAAGCTGCACCAAGCATTTGAACGGGACGAAATCCAAAGTTTCCTTGTTGATTTGCCATAGTTCATCTCCTTTATTATTAAGTATCTTGAGATGGTTTTTTATTTCCGCCACCAAAAGATACACGACTTTGCCTATCTGCGTTCATAGGCATGCTAGGATGTTGTTCTCGCAGTGGATCTGTTTCCCAAGCTTCTGTCTGTTGATCAGTCATTCGCTTGTAATGTGCATTACGCTCATTAATTGTTTCCACTGGCATTCTTGCCAAAAGCAAGTCTCCCACGCTGATGACACCCTCATAAGCTTTGATACTTCCATTATATGCAGAGTATTGACCTTCTGTATGTGAGTCTGATCTCACTAACTCCCAGCCTTCTCTGAGTCTGGCATTGACGTTTTTAGTATCGTCCATACCGTTGACACGATGTCGAAGCCATCTTTGCTTATATCCATCAGGACATGGTGGTGCGTCTAATTGAGACGGTGGTTTCCAAGGTTTTCTACGTTCCTCAGTTACCCTTGTTTGTGCACTTCTTGGTGTTTTATTATCTGTCATTTTGTACCTCCTTAAACGTACTTAGCATACTCAGATAGGGGAACCCCTAACTTTTTTGCTATTTTCACTTGACTAGCGGTCAACTTAACAGACTTGCGCCCCGGTGTTGCAGACCTTGTGGCAGAAGCAACGGGTTGGGCGATTGTGTTACCTCTGATCGTCTGATCCGAGTCTTTAAAAGACTCTGGAAACTTGTTTTTAACTCTATTAGTCAATTCATCATAATAGTCATCTGACTCTGTGTCAAATCCTTCTGCTACTAATCCTCTGTGTATTCTTTGAGCAAAGTCAGTCATATCAGCATCTGATCTAAACCAAGTATTCTTCTCTGCCCAAGCTAAAGCTTTGTCAGAGGGTTGTGGTCTAGGTTGTTGTACAACTTGTTGAGCATTATTTTCTAATTCTTTTGAAAACTGCTCATACTCTTGTTCTTTTTTAGATTTAGTAACTCTTATTCTTTCTGCTTCGAGATCCAGTTTAGTTAAAGCTTGTCTAGCTTCTTCTTCTTTGTGATAATCACCTGCTTCTCTAGCAGTAATAAGATTTTGACGAGCAAGATCAGACGCCATTTTGTTTCTTACTTCACTTTCTGACATATAACCTTTGTCAATGTCATAAGTTTTTTTCTGAGTGTCTTGCAATTCTTTTTGCACGTTTTGTGCGAAAATAAGAGCAGCTTCTTTTTCTCTTTCAGCTTCTCTTACTTTCCAAGTCAGCTTGTCTATTCTCTTTTTAACCTTATCAGAATATTGATCCATCTCACCTTGTTGTTCAGCAACAACAGGGTTCAGAGGATCTTTTTCTTCGGTTTTTACTTCTTCGTACTGTTCTGGTGAAACAGCACCATGAGACTTATCTTCTAATTCGACTTCTGCTCCTTCACCTGACGTATCAAGATCAACTAGCTTTTCGTCTTTTGCAGTGTTAAGTTCTGTTTGCATGGTACCTCCATGTTATAGTATTGTTAATATGTCCTCTGGATTATCAACAGTTCCGAGTATTTCATCATCATTGAGTAATCTTACTTCTCCTCCATCTATTCTGATTCTAGAACCAGCGTATCTGCCAAACACGACCCAATCACCTTGTTTACACCAAGGTCCATTAGGAAACTTTTCTTTATCTGCATAAGCATCATCGCCCACGGCTAATACCATGGCAACAGATGCAGTTAATTGTGAGTCTTCGATAGTTTTATCTGTTAGTAAAATACCACCTTTTGACTTTTCTTTTGCTTTGAAAGGTAAAACTAAAATTCTCCATCCAACGGGTTTTGGTAGTTTATCTATTTCAGTTTTTTCTTGATCAACCCCTTTAGAAGGATTGTTAAGTTTTGCTTTTACGTGATCTGGCACGTATAACGTTTTAGTCATCAATTTTCTCCTCTTGTTCCAGCAGGCGAGAAAGTTCCTGTTGGCATGCTTCAAGCATGTGTATCTTTCCTAAAATATACTTGTAATCCTCAAATTTTTCAACCCCTACAATAAGATTTTCTAGGAGATTTTCTTTTAAACCTTTGAGTTCTTTTTGATAATTGTGAAGAACAAAAATACTCATTTAAGACAATTAAGACCAGGTACTGTCTTTTCAAAAAATTTATAAGTTTGATCTTTACTTGCATACCATGTTTGTTCTTGACTACCATTAACACCTAAACCACCTGCCATGACTGCTGGAAGGGTTATTCGCACAGCCTCAGAAACGGCTTGCAGTTGATAGTCATCTCCAAACATTACTCCATTAGGTTTTAGTTTAGGCCACCAGTTTTGTATATCATCTATTACAGGTTCATACTCATGTGCACCATCAACCATTATATAATCAATAGTAGCTTCTTCAAATTTCTCTAAAATACTTGTATCATCTGATCTTCCTTGACAAGGAATAACCATATTTCTTCCAATAAAGTATTGAAGATTTTGTTTAAAGATATTTGAAAAGTCTTGAGGTAAATTCAAATTTGCGTGTTCTGATGAACCTGCAAAAGTATCTACACAATAAATTTTTACGTTTTCTTTATTTGCATTTATTAAGCTTGTAGCTAAGTAATGTGTTGATCTACCTAGAAAAGATCCAATTTCAACAATCTTTCCATCTTCAGGTATTTGGTCAACAATCATATCGTAAGTTTCTGAGTAATTAAACCACCCAGGTATTTTAAAATACGTGTGTTTCATCGTTAAGAATATCCTTATTTAGTTATCTTAACTATTTGTATCTTTTTATAATTAATTTTCAACCCTTGTGGTGTCGGTCCTTTTTTGGGAGGAACTGTTTTTGTTAGTCTCTGTTTCTTCATGTTCACATATTGCGCATTCACACATACAGCTTGTACCACAATGGCACAAACAATCACATTTAATGCACTTCTCCATCATTAATTCGCATTTTAAACATAAGGTATCACAACCCTCACACATTATTTCTTTTTAGTTATTAAACCCATAGCACCTTTTGCTCCTTTGATGCCAAAACTTGCCGAACAGGCAATATATAATAAATGTTTATAATAATCAGGAAGTGAATGTAAGGCTTCAAAGCCCGCTTTAATATGAGGAGTCCATCCAGGTATAAAAACCGCTACCGCCGGAACCAACAAACATATTAAAATTAGTTCGTCTTTCCAGCTACCTTTCATTTGATCAACTGCAGTGGCTTCCCAACTAATTTTTCCGGCTATCTGTTGCTCTTTCAAACTCTTCTGTGCCTTGATTTCAGTCAAAGCAAGATCTGCTTTTGCTTTTTTAGTCTCTACAAAGCCAGTAACAGCGTCTTTAACCATTCCAGCTATTGGACCAGCTAATAAACTAAGCATTTTTCTCTACACCTTTGATTTTTTTCTTGTTTTTACTTGCATAAAACACTTTTTCACCAGTTTTCTTGCCATAAGTCTTTGTCATGGCCTTTTTAATCTTTTTACCCTTCTTGGTTAGTGGCATTAGTTCTCTCTCTTGCAACATTTGCTCTTAATTCCGCTAAATCGTAGTCTTTTTGAAGTTTTTTAGAGTCAAGAACTTGTTTATAGTCAAATTGATTTTCTTTTAAGGCTTGATTTTCACCTTTTAACTGTGCTTGCATCTCCATTTCAGCTTGTTTCAAGGCTAATTCTTGTTGTTTGAGTAAAACAAGAGGATCCATGTTCTGATCTTGCATTGCTTCTGCTTCTTCACCGACCATTTGCTCAGTAATTTTTACAATTTCATTATCTATAGCTGCAGCTCTCTGCATTTGTAAAGCTTGTAATGCTTCTGGTGGAACTTGCTCACCAAATTGTTGACGTAATTTTTCTGCTTCCTCAACCATTGCTTGATCAACAGTTTGTGTTGCAAGTAAAGAAACGTGTTGATTAATATGTGACGCTAAATTCATCACAGCCATTGGATTTGCTTTCACTAAAACAGACGACATAAAAGTTCTGTGTGCTTTTATGTGAAGTTCATGATTTTGTTGAGGGAAAGCTTGAAGAGGTGCTCCCTTTAAAACAACACTGTGCTCCATAGCAGGATCTTGTGGTTGTGGACCTTGTGGTATTGGTAAAATTTGTTCAACATCTTTTACACCCAAAGCAATATACATTCTTCGATAAGCTTCATACAAATTGTGCATTTGTGGATTTGATTGAGCTAGTTGTAATTGATTTTGTGCAAGCGTCACTCTTTGTGACATTGAGAAAATGTTTGGATCTGAAACAGGTAGAATATCTATGTTATCATCAAAATCTTGTATCTTTATTTCTCTTGGTCCACCTGCAACATTGTAAGGATACATTGGTGGTAAAACCAATTTGAAAATTTTAGCTAATAGTTCAAATTCTTTTTTCTGTGCGTAATGTAATCTTTTGTGAACCGCAGACATAACTTTTGTGCCACGTTCCATGAGTGCCATTGTGGTGCCTACAGGAGTTTGTGAACTTCCTATTTCTGACAACTGCATATCAGCAACGGTTGCAAATTGTTTTGCAGCATCTACACAGAAACCTAAAAGTTGCATCAAAACTTGATCAGGCCCTTTGTAAGGTAAAGGCATTAATGCTTCACGAATTACACCATTAGGAGCATCAACATCTCTAAACTCTCCTGGTTGTAAAGGTTGATCATCATCACGTATTCTTAAACCTCTTGATTTAAAACCTGCAGGTAAGTTAGATAGTGTTCCCGCATCAAGTAATTGTCTTAATGCTGTTGTGGCAGTTCTTGTTAAACCACCGATCATGTGGATTAAACCGAAGCCATAGAAACCTAAACCCGGTAAAAACTTGTAGTGTACAAAGTATTCATTCTTTCTTTTTAAAGCATCAGCTTCATTGTAATTTCTATATATGGATAAAACTTTATTAGATGTTCTTTCAACAGTTACTACGTAAGGTAGTTTGATTCCACTAGGCTCACCATCTCTAGGATCAATATCTTCAAAACCTTCCAGATCTAAATCAACATGCATTTCATAGAGTTCAGACATGTCATCCATTTTATAATTGGTTGGATTTGTGCCATCTATTTGATCTTTTTTATCTTGTATATCACTTGCCTCATCGTCACCATAAGCTTGTAGCTCAACATCTCGATAAAATCCTGAAACTTGTTTTTTTCTTAAATCGTTCATAGACATCTTAACGATCTGTGTAATACGATCACAAGTGTCTAAGTCAGATGCACCATAAGGTACAATCATATCTTCTGCTGGAATAAATTTTGATGTTGCTCTTTGTAAGACTTCATCAAAGTAAACTTTTTTAAATGCGCTTCCTGATAAAGGTAATTGAAATAACAATTGATCCATTTCAGGATTATAATCTTCCATGACATGAGTAATCTCATAGTTCATGTAATCTTTTACACGTTCTGCTGCTTGTTGTAATTCAGTTGTGTTTGCACCGACAACTTGTGTTCGAACAGGACCATCACTTGGTAGAAGTTCGACATAGGCCATTGCCTGAAACTGTGTTACCGCTTGAGCTAATACAGGATGACTAACACTTGCCGCTCCTCTAAAAGGACGTGTGCGTTCTTCATATCTAAAACCTAAAAGGTCTAAACCTTTAGTGTAAGCTTGTTCCCACTCTTCACGAGAAGATCTATCATTTTCTACTCTTTCAATAAGTTCATTGGAAAGCTCTTGTAAAATTGCTTCATCAACAATTTCCGCTAAATTAGAATTAAATCCTGAAGCTATAGGAACATCAACTTCACCAACGATAGCAGAACCATCTTCAATAATTTCTACACTATCTTCTACTTGATCAGGGGATAGATTTACGTCTATTTGACTACCTACTTCTTCAATATCAATTTTATCATCACCACCTGCACCTAATGCTTTTGCATCATCCATATCAGTTGGATTGCGTGATGAGCTGTTAAATTTATCTACCATATTCGCCGTATATATCTGTTATAGAAACTAAACTATCTTTATCAATAGTTCCACCTGATTTTTTCTTAAATAAGTACATTGGTTCTTCCAATTTGGAAGGATCAAATGATATAGTATACATATCAATTGCGCTAGGATTATATTCCACAATCTTTATAAGTGCATCATCTGCACTTTCACCTTCTTTTAAAGGTATCATACGATATCCTACATCCGTGGCATCTCCACGACCTTCTACAAGGTAGTAATCCATCATTTGACCTGGTGCAATTTCTCTAGTCAAAACTATTGTACCTGGTTCATTTACTCCACTTGCAATTCTAGTTATTTCCGTATCATAAAAAGCATCTCTTTCAGCATCCGATACATTTTTTTTAGTTTCTGTTTGTTTTAAAAACTGAAACTCTCCGTCTGGACTTTTATTAAGGAATGTTAAACCACGATTAGTTTTACTGGGATCAATAATCTTTTCTACATTTAATGTACCATCATACTTTTTTGCAATGTTCTTTAATTGTTGAACACCCACTTTGTCATACAAGTTTTGAAACTTCTTTTTCGCTTCATCCGAACTCTTACCCCAACGAGGGTTAGCACCTATATCAGCAGGCATAATAGCCACTCGATCAATACCTTTTTGTTTTGCTGCTTTGATTGTTGATTTAATTAATAGATCTACATAGTCTGCTTGTTTATTAAAAGGTATGGGAGGAAACGATTCTAATTTTTTCATATTATAATCACTTGGTAGATAAGTATCTACCTCTCCAATTCGTTGTAATTCCTCTCGGTTGCTTGTAGAGGGTACTTTAAAATCTTTAAGTTTTTCTTGATAGTTCGAACTTCGATTCATCGACATCAAGTCATCAAGAATTTTTGTTTGCTCTTGTGCTAAATCAAAAATCTTAGTCTTGTAAGCAGGGTCTGTGTATTGCTCAACGTTTGCCATACTTAGTTTATTAATATCATCTTGTATTGCATTTAGGTTGCGTGTTTTTTCTGGAATTAATTCTTTCGCAACAATGTTAGGGAAAGGTTGAATTAAATTATCTTGTGCTAAATCATTTAATAGACTCTCTGGATATTTTTGATCAAACTGTCTTAATTTATTTGTGGCATAGTCAACATTTCCAGGAGCCAAGCCTCGGGACTGTTCTACTTGATTAACTAAATTGGCACGTTGTCTTTTCAGTGCATTAACCATTGCAAACAAACGTTCTTGTTCTTTACGAACTTCGGTTAGCATATCAGTTTGCATTTCTTGAATGACCGCCACTGTTTGATTGTCAGCGTTCTTGTATGTTCCTACACGAGTGAAACCTAAAACGTTTGGTTCTGAAAAATGTCCTGAATTAACAAAAACTTTTTCTTGTCCGGGTAGTTGAGGGACGTTAACCACGACTTCAAAATAATCATCTGCAGCTTGATCAATTGCAGCATTACCCGCACCTTTATGTCTAGGTCGTCCTTGATCCAAAGTAAATTGACCTTCATCAAATCCAGGAGCTTTTATTTCTTTTACACGCACTTCTAGGTTTCCTAAAGGTGACGTGTCGTAGAGAGTTTCTAAGTCTTGTTTTGTAATTTTTTTGTTAGGAAAAAACTTTTCAGTATCTTCTAGATATTGCAAAATTCCTGTATCCATCATTTCTGCTTCAGGAACTTTTCTTCCTTTGATTAAGAACTCTCTCCAACCTTGAGGTGTCGAAGCCTTCGGTGCGTTTTGACTATTGAGTTGATCGAGAAAAAATGATTTGAAAAAGAAATCTTGTCTTCCTGCAGGCAACGGTGCAATCTCCTGTGAACCTGTTGGTGCCGGTATAGGATCTCTTGCTTCCTCTACTTTTTTCACATTAGATGGTGTTGCCATCGCTTTAGGTTTATTAAAAACTTTAAAGAGATTAAATAAGTTGGCTGCTTGTAAATTACCTGAATCCACGGCTTCTTGAAAATAGTCTTGGTCTACTGCAGGGTCGGGTGAGAACTGTTGTTGATTGATGTTTTGCAACGGATCACCGCCTATGGCCATACGGACAGGTTTTACTTCTCCACCGTCTTGAAGGCCAACTATAAAACCTCCTTCTTGACCATCTCTTCTTGGTTGACGCATAATAGGTTTACCTTGTTTACCATTTGTTTTTTCATAAAGAACTTGATCATCCAATATTTTCATAAATCTTTCTTTTAAATTTTTTAATCTTTTTTCTGGTTTAACTTGTTTTGGGTTTTTACCCACCAAACCAATATTTTTTTTACCAAATGGAATTAAAGTTCCTGTGTCAAACTTTTCATACAATTTATTTATTTGATCTCTAATACCTTTATCTTTACCAAATATTAATTGTCTCATATTTTGAAATTCTTCAGGTACAACATTTATACCATACTCTTTAAGTCTCTCTATTATCTTTGGTAAATTTATACCCATAGATTTTATGTCAGTATTTGTTGGAATGGTTGCTAGTTTATCCATATTTTCTTTACTGCCTAAGTTACCAATTTTAATTAAATCTCCATCAAATCTTTTTTGTAAACGCACATTGCTAGTCATATCGGACACAAAAATCATATCAGACATCTGTGCCATATTCTCAAGACGACCTATTTCTGTTGCTTCATCAATAGGAAAGGCGTGAGCTTTTTGAAAACCAAATTGAAGTCTATCTGAATCTTTTAAATATTTACCATATCTAGGATCTTTTCTAATTTTATCAAAAAAATTAAATGATTCTTTCTGTATTTCTAACCTCTTGTCTTCTAGTTCTTTGTATGCCTTTTTTGTATTCTTATCAAATCCTGTTTTTTTATAATTAGGATTTTGTTTTTTAAATTCTGTTAGAAATTGAGAAGGAGTGTAATCTTCAATATTTTTTGTTCCTCTATATAAATCTGTAATTATGGACACATCGACATCATCAGCTTTAGGATCTAATATTTTTCTTATAAGTGATATAGACATTTGTGTATCGGGAGTACCTATAAGTTTTTGATCCTTAGCAACAAGTGCATATAATTCTGAATCTTTACTCATTGCCGTTTGTAGATTTATTAAAGGAATTTTATATTTGTTGCTTATTTCAGTAGGACCGAGATTTTGAAACTCGGGATTATTTTTAAGGTCAGTGGCAATTGTAGATAATTTTTTATTTTTATCTAATTCTGCTCGGGATAAATTTGTTTGAAAAGATTTTACATAGTCAACTTGATCTTGGGTAAGTAAACCTTTAGCAACAGTATCTTTATTATTCAGTATTGTAGTAAGATATCCTTTACCTCCTAAACCAAACATTCTTTCTAGTTCTAGACTTGGAATTTTCTCTCCTTCAAAAGCTTGTAGTTTCTTTATACCTGCCTCTAGTCTATCAATTGTTTTGGCATCTTTTAAACCAAATTGAATTCTATTTCTATACTCAGGAAACTCTTGTAAAAAATTTGCAATATCTTTTCTATTTATACCTTGACCCTCAAGTGATGTGGTTGTTTTAATTGTTGCTTTAGGATCACTAAAATAATTTACAAGAAAATCTTTTTTTGTTCCTGCTCTTGGTGTTGACGAAGCGAGTCCTGTTCCTGTTTCTGCTGCTCTAACTACACCTGTTGGAGTAAATCCTCCACCTGTGATAGCAAGTATCTCTTGTGTCTCAGCAGGAAATTGTTTTTGTAACTCTGGATCTTGTGCCATTGTTTTTAAATTTGTTTTTCCAAACTTTCTTACCCCTAGCGTTGCTAATTTTTTAAAGACGGCTGGTAGTAATGCAATATCTGCTAAATCAATTATACCCATCGCAACACCCGTTCTTTCATTGTCAGGTAGGTCGTAGTAATCAACACCTGCAAGAATATTTTTTGATCCTTTAACTAAATCGCTGTAAAGAAAACCAGGAATCTCTCCTAGCACTTGGCCCGGGGTCAGTGGATCATAGCCCGCTGCTTTTGCACGTTCCATTTCATCTCTGTTTAATTGTCTATTTGTAATTCCTAGTTGTTGTAAAATTTCTTGGTTTCTTTGTTTTTGGTCTTGAGTCTGTTGATAAGCTTCGGGGTCAGTTATTAATCCTGCAATAGGACCAGCAGTTCTTGCTATAATGTCAGCAATACCTCGGGTCTCTTCTTGAATCTGTTCTTTGGCTTTTTTAGGATCTGTTAAATAGGCAGGATCTTCAAAAATCATCTGATCATAGGGATTGTATACAGCCATTAATAATACTCCGTTTGTCCGTGGTCCGTGGGCTCATCTTCGTAGTCATCGTGCAACGATACAAAGTTCCCCTTACGAAACCTCAATAATGCTTGGCTCATCGAATCTACAAGATCGTCATGTTCCGCATGAGGGAACATAGCACATTCTTCTATCATCTCTTCTGCCCAGCGTT